ACGTTTATTGTTTTTAAAGTGCAAAGCAATATTATTATACATATAAACTTCTAGTGAGTTACCTTGTTCTGTTGCGTGATGAATCCTCTTAGTCATGCGACCATGATTTCCACCATGACAGATAATCGTTAGTTCTATTTTGGAATTATCCAATAAGAAATTAATACCACTTATCAGATAGTTTTGTACTCTCCAGATAGCATCAGCAGGAAGTAAGGTATTGTTTTCTAACAATTCCAAATGAATATGTCCACTAATGAAATCTCCTAAGAGTGCTAAAACTACTTGATTAACTCTACTTTCTTTTTGAGTAATTTCTAAGAGTTTTACAGCATTTGAAAAAAACTTTTTAACTCGTTTATCACATATCTCAAGATTATATTCGTTTAATCCTGATACATCTGAAGGTCTAACAGTTTCCTCAATATGCCAATCACTAGCGATAATAAATGCAGTAGCATCACTGCCTCCATTTTGTCGCTGAGTGAATTTTATCTTCTGTGGAGTTTCTTGAATACGTAGTATTGCTTCTTTTTCAACACGTAATCTATCATTCTCAAGTAATGCTTCTTTGTACTTCTTTTTTGTAATGTTGCCTTCTGTTCTAGCTCTTAACAAATTTCTATCTCCTTCCAGATTTTCTGAAAGATTTTTGTAAAGTTTTAGTTTAGAAGCTTTCTTCTCTATTGCATTAACAGTTCTAAATAACTCTTCAGCTAATTCACTATTAGTAAAAAAGGGATAATTCTTCTTCAGAAAAGCAACATCTTTTTTTGACCATTTTTTGTTTTTCATTTTAATCTCCTTGTGTTAAACACCCATACACCTATATTAACTGCTCCAAGTATAAATATGAACCAGCTCCCATTATTAACAAACAGGTACAAGTTATAGATTCCAACTACTAGATTTAACCATAATACCCATTTGGGTATTCTCTTTACAGTGTTAGTCGCACAAAGATTCCTATTTTCTTTTTTCATCTTTATCTCCTTTGTACTTTTAATGCCCTTATCACCCATTTCCATTGACCATTCCAATAATATTCTACCAAGAAATTAATAATTTCTACTGGTGTCATATTACCAAAATTTTTATGATACAAACTATGACAGTCTTGACAAATTAAAGTAATGTTATCGCCTTCCTTTCCATGCCTACTACTAGGAATGATATGATGACGATTCTTACTGTTGCGTTTAGTTTTCTTTGATTTCTTTGATTTTTTACGTTTCATTTGAACCTCCATTTTTGTTCTTAACATGCATTAAATCTTGTATAGATATATGTGTTCTTACTCTTTTACCGCAAGTAAAACATAACCCATAGCATATTAAGACCATTTTCATGGAATCAAATTTAAAATCTGAAAAGAAAGAAACTCCACCGCAATACTCGCTGCTACATCCAACTCTAAACTTCTTCATTTTATTCTCCTTTATTTTTAATGTACGATTAACTCTCTCCTAACTCGGAGCAATAAAGCTCCGAGCAAACCTATGAATTTCGGTATCACTCCGAATTAGGAAAGAACTATTTTATCATTGTCATTATTACTGCTACTAAATTAGCAATTAAAAGACTGGTAAACCACCCTATTTTACTTGTTGCTTTATCTATTGATTTCTGTATGTGTGGTAAATGGTTATCTAAAACAGTATCCATCTGTGCTTCCAGTGTGGATAATCTTTCGTGTACTTTTATTTTATCTCCGTTTTCCATATTACTTTATTATTTTCCAATTAGGAAATGTTGTACCAGCTTCCAATTCTTCTACCAATTCATCTCTGTCATCATAAATTAAATCGTAATCCTTTTCATCATATTTGAAATCTTGTACAAACTTATTTATTAAATTAATCTTTTTATTTGGATATTTTTTTCTCCATTTCTCTGCTCGTTTAAATATTACTGGATGAGCTTCTACTATTGTATGTTCTTTTACTCCTTGTTCTTGAAATTCAGTAGCTGTAAATCCTAATCCAAATCCTATTTCTAATACTTTTTTTGGTTTATGTTCTTTACATAACTCTCTTACTTGTTTTTTTATTGCATCTTTTTCGTCATAACCCATCACATCTCTGTTGCCTAACATTAGAAAGTATCCTCCCATATTACCTATTTGTTCCTTTCTTACTTTTGCGTTTACAAATTCTTCTCTAGTTATCATCTTAGTTGGTAGAACGACTTACTTCATACCAGACTGATCCAGAAAATACTAAAGTTAATACATCATCAGCACCTAAGGCATAAGTAGTTGCAAGTGTACCTAATCTTATATTTCCAGTTTGATTAAAGGTAACGATAGGGGTACCGCTTCCAATAAGCATTACAAGTTGACCCTCAATTCCATCAAGTAGATTACTTACTGTATAACCTCTACCTGAAGTAGGCATTCTAAAAATATTACCATTAGCAACTGTAGCATTTGCTGCACCATCTGCCCAAGTTATAGTAGGAGTATATAGAATTGCACCAGCACTCATCTTTAAATCTCCAGTTCCTGTACTTTGGGGATTAATAAGTAAATCAGTTCCATCATATTTTATACTTGCATCTTGAGCTGTACCAAATTCTAATCTTGCATTATCAGCTTTTATTTGAATATGAGCAGTAGTTTCTAAATTATTACTTCCTAATTCAACGTTAGCTGTAGCTCCTGTATAAGGAACATAACCTGATAAATCTTGGTCTGGTCTTGGGTTGTTTATTTTACTCATAAATTTATACTTCTGCTACTGTTACATTTTTACCACCACTGGCACATATACCACTAATTGCTCCTGTATATATATCTTCTATATAACTTCCACCATTAGCATTTATTCTTATTCCTTCGTTTATAACTGCTGTTGCAGAAAGATTAAGATAAACATCTTCATCACTATCATTTACAATAACCACAAATCTTCTATCAGAATTAGAAGCGATAACAGTTGTGGGTGTATTACCTACTGTAACTTTTGTATTTGAACTTGCAGAACTTTCTTTAGCATTCTTTATTTTTTGTGTCCCCATGCTATCATCATTGGCTTGAACGAATAAAGCATTTTTAGTTCCATCACTTTCAATATCTGCTCTGGTATCACTATCACCATCTTTAAGTTCTACTGCACCAATTTCTATATCTCCTATTTCTAAAGTAGCTTCTACTGGTAATTTATTAGTTGAGCTATAAGGATTCCCACTACCATCTTTAATTATTCCTGTGCCACTAGCACTAATCCATTGCTTGCCCATAGCATTGACAAGTTCTTCCATTTGCTTACCATTTATCTTTACCTTCCACTCATCATACTCTGTGTAGTTCTTTAAGCTCTCTAATAAGCCCTGTGATACATCTAAACGCTTTTCTAAACCACTTAAGTCAAATTTAATATCTAACTTGCTTATAGCTTTTTTAACATCCTCTAATCGTTTAATTACATTTGGTGTTAAATCTTTTACCTTCAATTCTTTTCTAATACCTTTTAAACTTTTAAGAATATCTGAATTATCAGTTGGCTCAACTTTTAATTCTTCCATTTTCTTTTCTAGGAATTTTATAATGTCAATTACATTTTTATTCAATGCTTGTTCAACTTGTTCAAAGTTAGAAACCTTTAATGAAGATTGGGGAGCTTGTGGATTAGTAATCTTAACATCTTGAACTTTAGGTTGATTTTCAACCTTAACTTTAAAAACATGCTTACGAATAATTTTATTCCAAAGGTTGTTAAAGTACGTGAATATTTGAAAATACTGTTCGTAGTATTTACTCTGTTTCTGTTTCTTTGGCATCTTTTTTATTATCTTCTTCTAATTTTTCTAAAAGTCTTTTTTTAAAATCTTCTACTCTATCTACTATTGTTAGAATAGATTTACCATCTATAATATTAACATTCATAGGTGCTTCAAATTGTCCAATGTCTAACTTTGTTGATTCTCCTGCTATTAAAGGCAAAACCTTTTCTTTTACCTTATTTAATTTAAGTCCAATCTTTCTTTGTTCTTTTTGTAATTTTTCTACCTTCTTTTGAAATGATTTACCTTCCTCTACTAACTTTACTTTTTCTTCTAACAATTTGTGTAACTTTGCGTTTTGTAATTCTACTTCGCGTGTAGGTGTGATGTCTTCAATTTTAAACATAAGTTTTATATTAGTTTATTAAATATTTCTACTGGTAATGTAGTTAAATCTATCTCCTTATAATGATGACACTTATAATCCCAATGTGTCCATATATCTATTCCTGCTTTCTTTACCCTTCTACAGAACATTATATCTTCTCCTACTTTTATTCTATCATCTTCATATCTCTCTGGAGTAAAAGGATTATCTCCCAATTTTTCAAATACCTCTCTTTTAATAAGTATACAACCAGTTCCTACCGCATCTACCTTTTGTAATCCTTCACCATCTTTTAATTGTTTATCATCTTTATAGATATTATATTTGAAGAAACTCATTCCTCTAATACAACTCATATTAATTGGAGTGGGTAATCCTATAATATCTTTATCTTCTTTTATTAAATCTAAAGGATTATCCAGGGGGGGATTATCTGTATCTACCATAAGTAGGTAATCACAAGTTGAATTTAAAAGTGCTTTAACTATTTGATTTCTATTTGCTTCAATTCCTACTAGCTTTGAAATATGTATAATTACTTTATACTTCTTTTGGTTATACATATCTAGCATAAATTCAACTATTCTATAATCTAAATTACCACCAGTTGGAATTGCTAATAATACTTTTTTCATAAGGTTTTATATACTTCTTCCCATTTATATGCATGGTCTTTAATATCATAATTATTAAGAACATATCGTTTTGCTTCTTTGCCTATCGCCCTTCTCTTTTCTTTATTCTTAATAAGGTCATCAACTATCTCTTTCCATTTTGTTTTATCTTTTATTTTAATACCATTCTTCCCATCTAGTTCTTCGTAAGGACCATCTGTAAAACTACTTGCTACTACTGGTATCTCACACATTGCTGCTTCTAAAAATTTAATGTTTGATTTACATCTGTTAAAATAACATTCTTGTCTTGGAATAAGCATTATATCTAACTTTAAATTATTTAATGTTTCATTATACTTAGACCTATCAACCCAATGCATGTGTTCTTTATTTTTTAATGTATCCCAAAATGCATATTCATCTTCAAGAATCTTAGTTACCTTTGGATATTTTTTTCTATCTTCTTTATCATCAAGTCCAAATAGTATAAATTGAACATCATCCCTTTCATCTAATTCTTTGATATAATTTTTAATGTTCTTAAAATCATAAGTATATGCAGTTGAACCTGATATACCTATTCTTACTATATTATCTTCATGTCTTAATGGTTCTTCCCAATCATCTAGATTAACACAGTTTGGTAATATCGCTACATTAGAATTTAATTTCTTATACTCTTTAGCTAATGTCTTTGTAGTAGTAGTTACTAAGTCTGCAGCTCTAATGAAACTATTTGTTTGATAATTTATCATATCATAATTTCTATTAAATTTGTCCATTAATTTCATACCAATATGCATCTTATAAAAAGGATGTCCTTTGTGAAGTTTAAATGTATCATCATTATCAAATACTATTTTTTTCCCCATCCCCTTAAGAATGTCAGCTACCTTCCAATATGTACCTAGTTCTGGTCTATGAAATACTATTATGTCTGAATCTATTGCTTCTTGAGTGATTGTCTTCATATCTTTTCTAGGTGTATTTAATCCAATAAAATTACCATTATAGCCATTCTCCCACATAGGAAGAAGTTGTCTAACATAAGCACAAGAAAAATGACACCCTGTAATATTATATACTTTCATCTTTTTTCTCTTTCTTCTTTTTAGGTTTTGATTTATCTGTACTACTTAGAACTTCAATACGACCATCTTTGTGAATGAACAATCTTTCTTTTTTTGTGATATTTATTCTTACTCCCATAGGTTTTTGGTTAATAATCTTAGCTCTGTGGGTTAATAGATAACCCACAGAATAAAACTACTAAGCAGCAGCTTTTATCCATACTCCTGATGTGTCTCTGTTTTCTAAAGTGCCATACATAACGTCTGCGGTAACTAAAGTACCTAAACGTTGTGGAACATAGTTTGATTGTACTCTGACTCTACTAGACGCATATACTAATGCATCTTTGTGAGCAAATGCTTGAACACCACCATCACCATCGGTACATCTTGAAGTTACATAAACTTTATATCCATATAACATACCAACTGGACCTGAGGTTACTGGACCACGACCACCTGATTCGTTTGCTAATACAAACTTATCAATAGCCATGATGTCATCCCACATTGTTGCAGGGCATAAAAAGAATGCTCTGTCTTCCTGTGGAGCATCAGCATCATCTAGATATTGAATTGCTTTTCTAATATCAGAATCTACTAATGTTGCGTCAGATGCTCCAACAATTTGGGTAAACCCGCTAAATAATGCGATTAGTGCATCTTCTAATTTAGCAGCAGCTGTGTACCCAGCGTTTCTAGCAAATTTCTCTTGTAAATCATATACTGCAGCAACTTGTCTTGCTTCAAAGTCTTCAATTAAGAAGGAAACTTCTTGCCATTTATTAATCACTAAATTAATATCAGTTTCTACATCTGAATTTAAAGTTACTTCTGCACCATTTGTTTTAGTATTCGCTGTCATTTCTGCAATATTTGGAATATTAATTTGGTCACCACCTTGGTTTACTGCAGAAGATAAATCCCAAAAGAAATTACCTGCAACTAACTTTGCTCTATAGAAATCATTAACAGCACCTTCCCATATCTCTGGTTCAAATACTTCAACATCTGCTTTTGTAATTGTTCCTGTACTTATTGCCATATTTCTGATTTTCCTAATGAAGATTTTATAATTTAAAATCTTCAATTATTTTTTAAAACTTTCCCAGTATGCTTTATGCTCATCTCTACTCATATCAGATATAGGTTTCATTGGTTTATCAATGTTAGCTTTATCTAAGTTAGCTCCTCTACTTGAATTACCCATAGATTCTTTGGCAATTAAGGCAGCAGATAATTCTGCTTTCTCTTTTGTAAGACTTCTTTGGTTAGCAAGTAATTTAGCATTAAGTAAATCTTGCATAATTGCCTGGCGGGAAAAGCCAGTTCTTTGTAAAGAATTATCGTAATGATGTTTGATTAAAGCTCTTTCGTCTACGTTAGCAGATAAATCTTCTAATGTGGATTCAATAGTATCAGCAGCAAGATCAGTTCTTACACTGGTCATTGTTTCTTTTACTTTTGAAGCTACACGCTTTTCTATCTCCTCTTCATAGTCAACAAACTCATCATCATCATTCTTTAACTCTTTGTTTTCTTTCTTTATTTTTTCAATTGTGTTACCAGCTTTCTCTAGTTTAGACTTAGCTATACCTAGTTCAGCTACGTAATCAATTTCAGGTTTAGATTCCTCACTTTGCTCAACTGGAGCAGATTGAACGTCTTCTTTATTCTCCTCTTGTTCAGTAGGAGCATTCTGAACGTCTTCTTTTTTCTCCATCTTTTTTTCATTTGACATAGTGTTTTGATTAAGGGGTATACTCAACCCCACGAATTAATTATTTTAATTTACTTAAACGCTCTAACTTGCGTTCTAGTATATCTAAATTATAAAGCATAGCTTTACCAAATATTACATCATCAATGGTTGTACTTTTCTCATACATCCTTTGATTAGAAATATATTTTATATCATCGGTAAGATGCTTCCATAATTGTGATTTTAATATACTATTAGCTTGACTAACAAAGTTTCCTGTTACTCTCATATCTAAAGGTATTCCTCTAAGAAGAAACTTTCCTTTCTCATACTTGAGAATATCATCTTCGCTAATTGCGTTAAATAAATTTTTAAGTAACCAATTCTGTATTTTAACTTTTATTCTATTCATAAGTTTTTATATTTAATTAAGTTGGTTGTCCTTGAGCATTAACAACTGATTCAACTGGACTTTGTCGTGACATTGGCGTTTGTGGTCCTATATCCGCACCTATCAATTTATCTAATCCTGTTGAATCTGCACCTTTAATATATTTATCTGTATCATGTTTAGTTGAATCATAACTTCCAAGTAAAAGGTCTCTAAATATTGATTCTTGGTCAGCTAAAGGATTACTGATTGCTCTATCATATAATTCAAGATTAAATGCTTTAGCAACAGCATCATTTTTTGGTGTCATAATTTCTGGTGATATTCTTATTTTATATTTTAATTCTCTAAATAAAGATGGATTAACTTTGTATATTCTTTTCTTAGAATCCATACCACCCTCTTCTGTCATAATGTCCATCCCCATTTCTATATTTTTTTCTTCAGTAATTTCTTCAGGTAATTCCATATCAAAGTCTATAACCTTTGTAACTTCCTTCCCTTCAACCATTTGTTCTGGAATAAGAACTTTTCTAAATTTTAATACTCCTAAACCATCTGTAAGTTCTCCAACTTCTCCTACTGTCATAAATTGAACAATATCATCTACAAATAATTTACCTAAGTCTTTTACTAAAAAGCCAATCATCTGTCCAAATAGTCCAAGCATTGTTCTAGCATTCTCTTGTAAACGAGAAATTTCAAAAGCAGTTCTTTCTCCTTTAGAAGATATACCTGCTTGCATCACATCTTGAGAAGTTTCAGATATAGAATTTTCTACTTTAGCTAATACATTTAATCCAGCACTTAAATTTCCTCCTACATCTATCTTTTCCATCTTAGTGTCTTTACCAAAGGAAGTAATAACTCCTGGCATTATTATATTTGAATTTACTTCTTCATCTCCAAAAATTGCAGTAGGTGGCATTAGTTGTAAGAATGTTCCATCAATTATCATTCTGTATAAAGTATTTACTACTTCTCCATCTACTGACATTTTATTAGCTAAACTTTTATAATAAAAGAATTTTTCATTAATTATTTCAAATCCTGTTTTAGCAAAGGGATACATCTTATCTTTACGTGGATTAGGTTGTTCAGCATTATCTATTAAAACTCCATTAAGAATTGTCACCTGTAAATCTAATCCTCTATTATAAAAAATAATTTCTTCTACATTTCTTCCTTCTAAATCTTTATCTTCTTGTAAATAAGTATTGTCTCCTGATAAAACATTTTGTGCTCCTGGTTTAACATATTCAAAGTTTTCTTTAGCTCCATACTTAGCTTGTGCTGTTGCATAATCTATTACCTTTCTCCAGATTAAGAATTCTTGTTTCTGAATATCTACTTCATAAATATTAGCAATATAAAGTTCATCCACTGGAACAAGGGTATCTTGGAATCCACTAAAGATTTCATCTGTTACTTCTTTCTCGGTCCAAGAGCCATCATCTTTAATCTCTTTTATCTTACGTTTAACATCAGCATATTCTGTTTGAATGATTACTGCAGGATTAACTAATGCAGCTATAATTGAATATAAAAAAGTTTTCTCATAATCAGCTTGGTCTGCTCTCCATTCCATTAAATCCTCCATAACTAATGCCGCATCCTTATCTTCTTCATCTCTAGTATTTTGAGCATTTACTTTAGGAAATATTAAGGTTACAGCTAAATGAGCAGCAATACTAATAATTCTATTTCTTTCAATGGGTCTTACTGCGTTAGACTTCCAAGAGTCATCCCCACTTCTTTTTTCTTGCCAAACATTAAAAGCTCTCTGGTCTTTTCTTTGACGTTCAGTAAGTGTTAAACCATTAAATTCTTCAAAGTTAGTATTACGAATTTCATTTGATATACGAAACTTTTCTAATACAAAATGAATTATTTCTTGGTCTTTTGCACCTGGTGTGTAACCACTCTTTGGTGCTCTCTCTGTATTTAAATCTATTAACATATTATCTTAAATAACTTATCTTTTTAAAATTTGGTATAAATTGTCGCTTACCTTTTTTCTTATGGTCTACTATTTGTGCTTGATAAGCAAGACTATCTAATACATCATCGTGAGTTGATTTTGGGAAAGTAAACATTTCTTCTTCTAAATCCTTACATTCACCCCTAATGTGGAATATACTTCCACTATTGTATCTGGGAACAAGTCCACGAATTCTTGTTTCCTTTGCTGTTTGTTTATGTGTCAGCTCCACTATTGGTAAATATTTATTACGTTTTCTTTGTTCTCCATCTAAATAAGGTTTTAATCCCCAGACATAAGCTGTTTTCTCTATTCCTATTTTTTCAAAGCTATGTCTATCTTGTAGGGTAAATAAGTATTCAACGAACTCTTTGGCATTTAATCTCATCCTGTAAGCAGCTACATTCCATTTATTCTCTTTATCTACGAAGTTCTCAGTAAAACCTGTATAGTCAGCTGTTTCCTTTTTACTCATCGCTGTATCAACAGTTAGGTATTTACGTGTATCTTTCAAGATAACATCTTTACGAGAAATATATTGTATCCAATCTTGTTTAAATTCTTGGCTCTCTGTTAATACTGGTGTTTGTTGATAAAGTGCTGCCCAATCATATATTCCTATGGTTTCTTTTATTTGAAGTAAATCTTCTTTCCCATACTTGGTTTTCCATAGTGCTTCTCCTTCTTTTCTAAATTCCTCATCTTTTCTGGCTAGAGCTGGAAAATTAATGACTTCCCACTTTTCTCCGCCTTCCATTTCTTTCTCTAATAACCTACCCGCTAAATCCATTAAGTGCCATCTAGTAAGAATTATTATTATTGCTCCATTCTTCTCCAGACGTGTATAAGCTGTGGATGTGTACCAATTCCATACTTTGTCACGTATAACATCAGATTCAGCTTCTTCTCTATTTTTAATAGGATCATCAATTATTAAAATATTTGCTCCACGACCAGTAACTGCACCCCCCACACCAACAGATGTATATGTGCCTTTATTAGTCATTCTCCACTTTGCCTTGGACTTCTCATCGCTTTTAAGTGTTGTACCAAATATCTTGGTAAATATTTGGTCTGCTACAATATCTCTTGTTTTACCACCAAAGTCTTGAGCTAAGTCCCCCGAATAAGAAGCGGTAATTATCTCTTTACCTTTGTTCTTACCTAGAAACCAAGCAGGAAATAATATACTAGCTAATTGCGATTTGCCATGTCTTGGTGGCATGAATATCATTAAACGTTTTATCTCACCTCTATCAACTGCTTCTAGTTTATCAGCTATAACACGATGATGCCAGTTAAATTGATAATTCCTATCTATTAACGTACAAAAGACTCGGAAGTTATTCCTTGCCTTCTGTTCCATCATCTCCGCCATCTGAAGCGGACTTGTCTTGGATTTCTTTGATTGCCCTTTGGATTTGTTCTTCATCATAGGTTTTCTTTACTTCTACTTCGCTTACTTCTTTTGGTTTAAACCCTGCTCTATCTAAAATATCTTTATTAGCATTCAAACGCACAGCATCGGAATCTGCTGTTTTAGATAAATCTACTACTCTACTAGCTGCTCCAGTAGCATGTCCTTCAATATACTCTGAAACGTTTTTACGACTAAATACTTGTTGTCCCATATTTCTAACTGTTATTTTTTCTAACTCTTCAGTTTTAGAACCCCCCTTCTTACCTATATTATAGGCATGACGAATAGCATTAGCTTTTTGACCATATTCAAGATAATGGTCAGCAGCTTTCTTCTCCTGAATTGTTAATCCTTTTATTTTCATATTATTCTTATGTAATTATAGCACATATTACCTTAAAAGGCAAATGTTTAAAATATAATTGCGTAGGTTTCATATATAATTATAAAATTAAACTCGAACCTCCGAGTGGCTACCCCCTATGGTTAGTAGGTATTATATAATTAAAATAAATAAAAGGAAGAAAACTATTAAATAATTGATTAAATAAAATAAAGGAAGAAAACTATTAAAAATAAGGAAGAAAAGACTATTAAAGGCGATTTTTTTAATCAAGAAAGAAGTGGAGATCCAACCAAAACACATAAAAAAGGGAAGAACAGAACAAAAACAAAGAATAAATTCCCCTATAGTATTATTTAAGTATTAGTCTTGCGCGATCCGACAAAACAAAAACCTACCCAATTAAGGATAGATTTTTATTAGAGTTTATTTTTTACCTACTAAGATTGAATTTGGATATACACGATCCGAAAATTCACATTTTCCATCTGAATAAGAAGAATGGGGTGACCAGAATGTTTTCCAATCTTTACCATTCATTCGTTTATCATGAAAAAAGCCATTTATGTAAGAAGTTACAAGTAAAGAAACTTCTTCGTCAGTCATACTTTTTCCTAGATTTCGACTCTCAACTTGGCTAACATAATCATTAGCTTCTTCGCATAATATGTCATAAACATATTCTTCTTCCCCACCCATTTTATATGCCTTATCAAATTGTTTTTTAAGTTCTTTTGTAGTCATATATTTATTTCCTTCCGATTAATAATTAAGATCGGGCAGTTTAACGAGATGCCCAACTCCAAACGATCGTTAACTAAAATATCTATCATTTTGTGATGCAAGAGAATTTTTATCCCTAAGCTGGGGAGTTAATTTTTTATTAGATCTCCGCCATTTTTTATCAAAAGCTGGAACAATTTCAATTTCAAATGAACAATCGTAGACAGTATTTAATCCCTCCATATCCATTTTATAATAAGTTTGATTATGAAATTTAGGATAAATATCGTGTAAGATTTCCATTTTTTTAACATGTTGTAGATCGTCCCATTTAATTACATATTTTTTAGTCATACATTTATTTCCCTCCGATTAATTATTAAACATATTCAATTATCAATGAACTGCCATAAACCCCAATCCCTCATCTACATGTAGTATAGCTTAGATTGAAGAATAAGTCAAGTAAATAAATAGGACCAAAAAACCACCCAAAATGAATTAGATGGTTACAATGGATCATGACGACACGACACAACACGACACGACACGACACGACACGACACGACACGATACCTACTTAGAAAAACAAGTAAATTCTTTAATCTTTTTCTCTCCACAATATAAATCCCTCTCAATTCCTAAACCAAATGGTGTACTAATTTCTTCTAATTCTGCTAATGAGAAATATCCCCATTCGTCATTATGGTCACCGAAAATTGAAACATAGCCGAAAAACATTTTGCTTTCTGGTTCATATTCAGTAGCTAACCAAGTTCCAGCTCCAGCTGGATTGAAAAACTTTGCTACTACTACTTTATCTTCTATCTTTATTTTTTCTTGATTTCCTATTTTCTTAAATCGCTTTTCTAATTCTTTTGTTATAAGGTTCATAATATTATTTCCTTTCTAATTTAATTTTTAAATGTTGCGACCTTTCTAGTTTTCAAAGAACTATTTTATAAAGTCTTCTAAGGGTTGAACGAGAATTATATAATTATTTAATTAGTTAATTTTTTCTAACTCTAAATCCCCTTTTTCATTTTCTTCATAATCCCAACACTTATCATTGGGAAAGATAATTGTTTTATTTTTATCTTTTTCTACAGAAGTAAAATATTCTCCACCTATTTCTTTAAAAGTATTTCCTTCACTATCTATTGATAATAACACTTCGTTATTTTGTGGCTGAGCTTTTAATAATTTAATAAGTTCGTTTATTTGCATAGATTTGTTTCCTTTCTATATCTCATTCAACTTTTAGAAAACTTTATTTTTAAGTTCTCTTTTTTATAATTGTCAATGAACTTCTAATCTATTTACATTGTAGCTTAGATTGAAAGAAAAGTCAAGTATCAAAATAAATAAAAAATACCTTTTTTAGTAAAGATATTTTTTAATTCTTATAATATGATCAGGATATTTTTTAAAGTAATATCACACGAAACGATACGACACCTATTTATTTAATAAAGTTATTGTAGGTTGTCCAAGCAGTCCAATTTCCCCACTCTTCAAAGATGTCTATGGCTTTATGGGTAGAACATTCAAGATTTAATAAACAAGTTCTGTCGCTGTGTTTTCCTGCTACAGATTTTTGATGAAATGAGTTAATCTGCCAACATCCAATGTCTAATGAGTAAAAATTGCCTGACTCGTGCCAATTTACTCCTATAGCATTACAATTAAAGCCACTTTCTGCTTGTATGATCTGTAATGCGATTTTAATGTCCTCTTCTGATAAACCTCTCCTCTTACCAACTTCAATTACTGTTAAGATATCTAATTCAATATCAATTAAATCTACTTGTTCTTGGTGGTTAGAAATTAAACTTTTTAATCTCTCAATTTCTTTCTCTCCTTTTCTATTATCCATGTTTAATGATAAACCTGCTATTACTAATGCTATAATCATAGCAAGAGCTACTAGTTTTTGTTTTTGCATAGATTTATTTCCTTTCTTAATTAATTATTTACCTCCGACCTTTAACTCTCTAAAAACTGAATAGGATAATTTAATTAGCTAATTAAATATCATTTGTTGAAGATAGTGTAAAATGTCTATCACTACCACACTCTGTACAATAATGAATATTATCTTTTCCATAATAAATGTGTTCGTTTTTTGTTTTACAATGAAAACATTTATATTTTATCATACCCGTTAACTGTGTGCCTAATAACATTTTAGCTATAATAAAACCATTTTTATATAAATATTTACTGTCTACTTTTAAATGTCGCAGTATAGTTATTAAAGCTATAATTTCTGGTACATTGTAAAATCTTTTCATATCTATACTATTATCTTTGTTAGTCGGTATGTTTTTTAAATCGGATAATAAATCCAATAACATCTTGACTTTTGCTTTTTTATTCATAAATTTTTCCCTTTCTATATCCTATTCAGTTTTCAAAGAACTTCCAATCTATTTACATTGTAACTTAGATTGAAGAATAAGTCAAGTCCAATAATTTATATTAAGTGATCAGTATATTTAAAGTAAGGATGATTTCTGGCATTACCATCTATCACCTTAACTTTTAATTTAGGAAATTTAGATAATACATAAGGAAAAGATAATTGGTCTCTAGAACTCCATCTACATATTTCTGACCACCAAGCATTATTAAATCTTTCCATCTCCTTACTATGTTTTCTTACTATTATACAACATTCTTTTAAACCATGTAATTCTGGAAAGTTTTTATTTCTATAATGTTTTATTTGTTCATCTATTATTAATTTTTGATTACTAAATAATATTTTACATAAATTTGCTTCATCATATAAACATTTTCTATAAGGATGCTTCCATAATGCCATATCATATTTATCTCCCAACCATTCCTTTACTAATTGTTCTGGTGGTATTAATAATTCTACATTTCCATCTGTCCATATAGAGTAATCTGCTTCTATAAATTGGTGTGCTAAAATTTTATAAATCTTAGCTTCCATTACAGATTCTATAAACTTTCCTTCACCAGTAAAACATTTAATTTTATCTTCTCTTGGGTTATCTTTATCACCAGTTATTGATGTATAAATTTTAATTTGTTTCATAATGTTTTAAATAATTCTTCAAATAATGCTGGTGGTATAACAGACCTTAATTCATAATTCTTTAACCCTTGTGTTCCTGTTTTACTTCCTCGTGGAGCAGATTCATGATCAGGATTTCCATTTTGACACATCTTATCCTTTGGTTTCCACTCAAAAGCATTTGTCCATATATCTGTTGGTTTCATCCTTGTATCTCCATATCTACAATAACAGATAGTTTCTCTCTTGTATGAATTACCAAGAGATTCTATTAATATATCATCTATTACTTTTCTTAGTTTTCCTCTTGGATTTTCTATAAACCAATATTTAGGTTTAATGGTT